GAACCCTCCCAGGGAAAGGCGCGCTCTGGACCGGACCGATCGGCTGCGCTCTCAGCGCCTCGCAGAATCGGACATAACCGGACACGGCTTTGTCGCGAGACACACGCAGGACTACGGTAGAGATCACACACAGCCGCCCACCGCTACACAGCACTCGGGAGCGCCACGTGGCCCGCCGCAAATCCGCCGACCCACGCCAGGTCACCTTCCAACCCCCCGAGGAGAACAGCACCCGCTCGTTGGCGAAACCGCGAACACGCACCGAACGCCGTGGACTGGTCCGCGAGCGAGCCCTTGACGTAGAACTTCCTGAGCCGCCTCGGTGAGCGGCCGAGTGTCCCAGCGCTTGACCTTCACCAGCCGCGTGAAGAACCGCTTCGCGGAGGCGGCGGGTCGGTGCGGTTACGGCCCCAGTGCGGGTGCTGCTGAAAGACGCCGACCGCCAGACCGCCGTCACCTACGGCGTCCTGGTCCAGGCCGGATTCCTGGAGCGTGGTGGCGATCCCGATCACGGCCGCGCGCTCCGGCAGCCCCATGTCGGCGGCAACCCGGATCACTGCGGCGGCGTTGGCCGCCTGCTCGACGGTGAGGCCGAGGTCGCGGCGGGCCTTCTTGCTGATCTCGCAGACCGGCCCGGCCGCGCCGGCGCTCGCCTGGGAGCCGGGTTCGCAGCGGGATGCGGCGGCCATGGGGAGGGCCGCGATGACCACGGTGGCGAGGGTGATTTTCGCGATCATCGAGCGGCCCTCCCCTCTTCCAGGGAAGCCAGGTGGTCAGCTATCAGGACGGGGAGGTGGTCGGGCCTGCACAGGTGAGTGCGGTGGCGCTCGTCACGGAACCGGACGGCGATCATGCCAGTCCCGAGGTGGTGGCCAACGATCCTGTACGGTCTCGCGCGCCGGTACGACGCGGCGATCGCAATGAACGGGATGGCCAGGGTGACGGGCAGGCCAAGCGCGGAAAGGATCACGTCGAGCAGGTTCATCACGCACCCCCCGTGTGTGACTCGGCGTGCGCGTGCGCGTCGGCCAGCAAGCCGGGACGGCGGTGGGTGTGGCAGCCGAGGCAGTCGAACACCCCCGGGCCGTCGAGGCTGGGGCAGGAGTCGGCGGCGATGGCCGACCAGGTGACGACCGGGTCGGTGCCGATGGTGACCATCCGCTCGTGATGCGTGCGGGTGGCATCCGCGTGGTATGCCATCAGGTAGCAGGCCCCGCCGTCCGGGGCGTCGTGGTGGTCCTGAGCGACGTAGAGGGCATGGTGCGCGGTCATGATCATGCCGCCGCCCCCGCTTTCGCCGCCTCGGCCGTGGCGCGCTTGCGGTCGGCTTCGGCGCGGGCCTGCTCGGCTCGTTCCATGCGGCCGGTGATGATCCGGTCGGCCAGCTTGGCGACGATCGGGCGGCGCGCACGGTCCGACATGCCACCGCGGGTGCCGCTGACCACCGAGTTGCGGATACGGGTGTCGGTGCCACCCTTGTCGGCCAGGACGATCGCCTCGTCGATGATGGCGACGGTCCCGCAGTCCGTCTGGATCGGGCAACCTCGGCAGAGAGCGCGAGCGTCCTCCTGAGTGACGCTCTCGTCCCAGAGGGAGGGGTCAGGAGCGCAAGGCCGCTCGGGGTTGGTGAGGTGGGAGAGGCGGATGTGTCGCTCGTAGCGGAGCCGCATGTCCAGCGGCAGACGCAACCGAGGGACGGCCTGGTGGTTCACGCCATGAGGGCGTGATGCAATGATGGACGACATCAGGCGGTTACCTTTCGCGAGGAGAGCCTGATACGGCGGCCTCTGGTGGTTACGACACCGGAGGCCGTCTTGCATTTGGTGCGGTGATGCTGCGGAGGCTGGGCCTGGTGGTTACGACACCGGGAGCCCCCGTCTCGCTAGGGGTTGTTCGCGGATCGCCCGTCGCGTCCGCACATCCAGCACGCTGGCGAGTCGAACGCTTTCCAAGTCACCTGGCAGTGGGGACAGCCGAGGTGGCCCAGCGGTAGCCCGGTGGTGGCGTTGATCGTGATGTTGGAGCACGCCACATCCGAAAGTGATCTAGACATGCGATCCACATTTTCAGAATGAGCCCTACCCCACCTACTGTCAATAGTGAATCGCAAGACTAGACTTGTGGATCTACGCATTGCCCGAATGAGCCGGAGACCACCACCATGGCCACCACCCAATACGGGAAGATCGCCGCCGACCTGCGTCGGCGCATCAAGAACGGCGAATGGGCGCCGGGCACGCCACTGCCCACCCAAACCGAACTGTGCGCCGAGTACGACGTGGCCCGCGCCACCATGAGCGCCGCCCTTAAACAGCTCCGAGGGGAACGCCTCGTCACCGGAGTACGCGGCCAAGGCGTCTTTGTCCTCAACTGGAAACCCGTCCGAGTGCCCCTGTCCCGCTACAACGCCGTCCTCGAACCCGGCGGCCAGCTCGGGCCATGGGAGACCGCCTGCCAGCAGGCCGGAGTGACCGGTTCCATGGTGACCATCGAGGTTGCCCGAGAGCCAGCGGACGCCGACGTGGCCGAAGCGCTCGGCCTGGCCGAGGGCATCGACACCGTGGTCCGCCGATCCCGGCACGCCACCCTGAACGACAACACCTGCCAAATCCACACCGCCCACTACCCCGCCCAGCTCGTGGACGGCACCCCGCTGGCCGGGGAGGAGAAGGTCGTCGGCGGCGTGTACGGAGCGATGCGCGCGGCCGGGATCATCCCAACGACGGCGGACGAGTCGCTGTCCGCGCGGCCGGCCACCGCCGAGGAGTCGGCCGAGCTGACACTGACCCCCGGCGCCCCGGTGCTGACGCTGGACCGGCTCACCCGCGACCAGGAAGGCCGCCGGGTGGAGTGGCTGCGCATGGTGATCGACCCGACCCGCGTGGTGGTGGAGTACGACGGGCTGCCGCTCAACCGCTCCGGCAGCTAAATGCCGCCGGAGGACTAACGCTTGGGGGGAACGAGCGCGGTCCATGCCATGACATTCCACCCGCACACGACCCGCTGCCTAGACGACAACCACGATGTCGTCTAGTTGTCGTCCTCCATGATCTCGACGGATGTAGCACATTGGGGTACAACACCGTCTGGACTCCCCGCCACAGGAGGCACCACATGGACGACCGCCCCGCATGGGCACGGCGCATCCGCGCTGAACGCCTCGCGCGAGGATGGACCCAGGACGATGCCGTCCACGCTCTGGCCGCCCACACGACCGAGCCGCTGCCTGACTTCACGTCGCTGAAGAGGTCGTGGCAGCGGTGGGAGTCCGGCGAGACCCATCCCGATCACTTCTACGCGCCCCTGATCGCCCAGACGTTCGGCAACGTCACAGCCGCCATGTTCCCCCTCGCGCCACGGGGCCACGGGCGGGACAAGGCCGCGGCCGAGCTGGACACGCTGGAGATCATCACCCGGTTGCGTGCGTCCACCATCGATGACGCCACGATCGACGGCCTCCACATCACCGTGGACCAGCTCTGCTCCGACTACCCGCACCTGCCCGCCGGGCAGCTCCTCGTCGAGGGCCGCCAGTGGCTCGCCCGCCTGACGACTGTGCTCGACCACCGGCTCACCCTCAAGCAGCACCGCGACGTGCTCAGCCTCGCCGGGTGGCTCGCGCTCCTGGTCGGCTGCGTCGAAGCCGACGCTGGTGACGAGCGGGCCGCCGAAGCGACCCGGCAGGCCGCGCTGTCGATGGGTCTCGAGGCCGACAACGGCGGTATCCAGGCGTGGGCGCACGAGATGGCCGCGTGGTTCGCGCTGACCCGCGGCGACTACCGCAGCGTGATCGCCGCTTCCGACCGGGGCCTGGCCGTCGCCGGCGGGCTCGGGGTGGCGGTGCAGCTGTATGCGCAGAAGGCGAAGGCGTGGGCGCGGGTCGGCGATCGGCGGCAGGTTGAGGTTGCGCTCGATCAGGGCCGAAAGGTCCTGGAAAGTCTGCCGGTGCCGGACAACCTGGACAACCACTTCAACATCGACCCGTTGAAGTACGACTTCTACAGCATGGACGCCTACCGCATCCTCGGTGAGAACGAGCGCGCCGAGCTGTACGCGGGCGAGGTGATCCGGGCGCACACGAGCGCGGACGGCGAGGAGCTGGCGCCGATGCGGATCTCGGAGGCGCGGCTGACGCTCGGCGTGATCGCTGCCCGGCGCGGCGACGTCGAGCAGGCAGTGGGCTACGGCCGCCGGTCGCTCCAGGCCCAGCGCAGATCTGTCCCGCACCTGATCATGTCGTCGCGGGAACTGGTCCGGGCAGTGGGAGGCCAGCACGCCGACCAGCCGGAGGTGCGCGCCTACCTCGACGAGCTGCGCGACCTCACCTCCAGTCACACGACCGGGCAACTGGTGTGATCATGACGGAGATCGAGGAACCCGATGTCGGCAGTGTGGTGGCGGTCAACTCACCGCAGAGCACGCTGACGCGATCAGAGATCTAGGCGCGGATCCGTGGCTTCAGCGGTGGGCATTTCCACCCCAGAGGGGGAAGGGGTTCTACCGGGTGTCACAAAGGGGCACCCGGCGGCGGGGATGTATTGCAAGCTCGCAGTGGACCCCATTGGGGGGCTTGGCCTGCGGCGTCATAATCTGAACCCTTGCGGGCCTCCTACCGGCAGGAATAACCGCCCGTACCGGGTAGGAGGCCCGCTCCGCCCTAGTGGGCGGATCGATCGATCACCGACCAGACCAGCCAGGCCAGCCAGCCGATGAACCGTACGGCCGCGAGGCCGTTACGAATCCATCGGCTGCGTCGATGCCGATCGTACGGACAGGGCTCCGTCACGGGAGCGCACCTCCTCTCCCCGGTCGCCGGCCCCGGTGCCGAGGCCGTCCGCCGGTACCGCCCGGACGTCCGCACACGGCGGCCAGGAATGAAAGGTGCTGTCCTGTCCGAGGGTGACAGTAGGGCATCACCCTGCCACCTGCTGAACGCGATCGGTTACCAGGAGAGGTTCGCTACCATCTGGTGTAAAACCTCTGCCACCGAGATTTGAACCAGGGAGCGGGGCATGTTGGTGACGTCGGCGTGTCCGATGTGTGAGCAGTCGCCAGCCGCGTGAAGTTGCGGAACCCAGTAGACAACCCGCTTTTGATACGTATCATAAAGGCATGCCTGCCCGAACTGTCCGCTACCCCGAGATCGCCGACGACCTACGCGTCAAGATCCTCGACGGGACCTACCCGCCCGGCACCTACCTGCCCAGTGCCAAGGAGCTGATGGTCCGATACGTCATCGGATCGCGGACCACCCTAGACAACGTCTACAAGACCCTCACCGCCGAGGGACTGATCCGCCGCGTCCCCCGCTACGGCATGCTCGTCCTGGACCCAACCCCGCCGGTCGTGGACCTGATCCTGTACAACCCGCACGGGCACGGCCCGCTCCCCTGGTCCGAGTGCTGCAAGATCGCCGGGGTCGAGGGCCGCATGGTCACCAACGGCATCACGTCCAAGGGCGCGGACGAGGAGGTGGCCGCGCTGCTCGGCATCGACGCTCACACCGCGGTCGTGGTCCGGGGCCGGACCGCCACCATCGGCGACACTCCCGTCCGGCTGGATGAGGCGATCTATCCGCGCGACCTGGTCGAGGGCACCCCGATCGCGACCGACCACAAGGTGCCGGGCGGCATCTACGCCACACTGGCCCAGGCCGGCCACGCCCCCGCGGCGGTCGCCCGCCGGACGGTCGGGGCGCGGCTCTCGACCGATGACGAGGCGAAGCGGCTCAAGCTCGCGGCCGGGGCGTACGTGCTGACCGCAGACCAGGTCATCGCGGACGAGCGCGGCCGGGCGGTCGAGCTGCTGCGCATCGTCGCCAACCCCAACCGCGTCCGGTTCGTCGAACAGGAACTCGCGCTGTAGAACGCCGACCTCAATTGAGGTCGGCATGCACTACGTCCCAGAGGGTACTGTCACGAGTGCGCCAGATACCCGGTGCCGGAGGCACCCTCCGCGTCGAATCGATAACCGAGGCCGCCGTTCGCGCGTGTGAGCGTGAGAGTGGTGTTGTCGATGCATTTATCCAAGCCGGATCTCAAAGACTCCCTGACTGTGATCTGGGATTCTCCCGCGTCGGTCAGGTTTAGAACGCCGCTGCATCCAAGCGAATAGTTGACTGTGCCTACATACGACCCCGTGGATCAGGACCGCCCTGTTCGGGTCGAGCGTCTTGACCCCGTACAAGGTGTCGATGCTGACCACATCCTGCTTTTTGGCCTGGTCATAGCCCATGACCACCCTCAACGCGAACCCCTTGTAGCTCTCCACGTGAGCGTTGGCCGCGCCTTGCGGCAGCACCAGCGGCCTCGTCACCAGGGCGAACGCGGTCCGGTGGAACGCGACGCCGATCTCTGTGTTCGGCTGGCCGGTCGTGGGTGTGGTCGCCGGGCCGGTGATGTTCTGCGTCTGGTAACCGTCGTGACCAAAGATCCGGCGGCCCAGGTTCGCTTCCCTCAAGCCTTCCGTGTCACCTCTCGTGTCCGCCTGATGAAAAAGCGGGTCGCCGAGCCACTGCGCCTCGATCTCCGGCCCGACCACGACATTCCGGTCCGTGGGCGGCACGTTCCGCTGGTTGAGCACCCTGCGCGCGTCGATCACCACGCGCGGGTTGTCCCAGTTCCATTCGTTGGTGCCGGTCACGCCGGTCACCGTCGTCCCGGCCTTGCCCGTACGCTGCACGATGTCGCTGCGCAGGGTCAGGATGTCGCGGTCGATCTTCTGCGAGATGGCCTCGACCGCGGGTGCCAGGAGTTGGGCGTTGAAGTCGATGATGTCCAGCGTGAGCTCCTCCGACGTCACGGCGAAGGACACGTCCACGAACTTGTCGAGCGTGATCGGGATGCTGCCCTCGGTCGCGTTCTGGATCACGATGCCCGTCGTCCGGTTGAACGGGAGGGCGTCGAACTTCGCGGGCTTCCTGATCGTGATCGTGTCGCCAATCCTGTTGACGAACTCTTCCTCATAGAGTCGCGGTGCACGAGTTGGCTCATGACCGTGGTTTCGTAGAGGTTCGCCAACGCCTGACGGGCGATGATCGACGGGGTCAGAAAAGTGTTCGGCATCGGGCCTTACTCCCTGCGTGGATGAGCCGTTGGCGGAACCGCCAACAGCCGCTAGGACGACTTCTCCTTCGCCGCCGCGCGGCTCTTACGAAAGTCGTCGATGGTCGGCTCGGAGCCCGTGGGACGCGCGCCAGGCCCGCCGGCGAACTCCCCTCCGCTCCGCGTGGGCGTCGCCGTCAGGGCGGCAGCCTTGTACTTGGGGTTTTCATCGATTGCGAGCTGGATGAGATCGCCGAGCTTCGTCGAGAAGTCGTCGGCGTCGGGGTCCAAGTCGCGGATCTTGCGGAGGAACGTCCTGCTGTCGAGCAGCGCGGTGGAATCAGCCCCGAGATTGCCGCGGTCCTCGGCGGTGTCGTCTGCCTGCCACGACCACGTCGGGTTCTGCTCGCGGCTGTCGAGCTCGGCGAGCAGCCGTTCGAGGGCGACGTTGTCTCCGGCTTCGGAGAAGCGCCGCACCAGGTCCATGACCTGGTCGTCGGAGGCGTTGGCGAACTCGGCGGGCAGTTCGGCGACCGCCTCCCGCACCCTCGTCTCGCGGTCGCGTTCGCGGTCGTTGTCGCGCCGCTCCAACTCGCTCGTGATGCGCTTGACGGCGGACTCGTCGTTGGCCCACCGGCCGAGCAGCGCGGCGAGGTCCTCGTCCGGCAGCTTGTCCAGTTCGCGGGGGATGGTGTCCTGGCGTTGCCGGTCGGTGCGGGCGGGGATGCCCGACTGCTTGGCGTGCTCGCGGATCTGCTTGGTGAGCCGGTCGGCGCGGGCGGCCGCCGCTCGGCGCTGCTCTGGCTCCAGCGCGACCGCCGCCTGCCGCTTCGCCGAGCGGAGGTCGGATTCGAGTCGGCGCATCTTCTGCGCCGCCGGATAGGTGCCGCGATGCGGGGCCGGCCTCGGGGGTCGGGTCGCGCCCGGCCGGTAGGCGCCGAGCGTGTGACCGCACCCCGGATGCAGGAGGCCGGCGGCGCGGGCCTGCGCGACGGTGCCCTCCACGAGCACGTCCACCATGTCGTCGGAGACGGCGGACTCGGCTTGCCGCCACCCGATCGGCCCCTCCTGCGACAGGATCTTGCCTTCCCAGCGGGCGCACCGCGAGCAGGTGTACGGCAGACGGCTCACGATGACAAGGTCGATCCCGTTCTCGGCGAGGGTGGCCAGGTGGCCGTCCGTCGCAGCTTGCGCCATCGCCGTGCGCGTCGCCATCTCAGCGTACGCGGTCACCGACCAGACGCGGCCCGCGGTGTCGGTGAACCCGGTGATGCCTCGGCGGGCGACCTGGTCCAGGAGCCGGGCCTGGGCCTGGCGGCGGGAGATCGCGCCGGTGAGCGCCTGCGCGGCCATCTGGTTGACGATCTGTTGGAACATGAACTCAGGCGCAGACCGCATGCCCGGCGTGGTGGAGGCGACCAGGCGCACGGCACGACGGGCGATCTCGATGACGCCCTGCCCCTGCGGGATGCCGCGACGGGAGCCGAGGTGTTCCAAGCCGGCGACGGCGCGGGCGGCTCCGCGCCGCCACGCGCTGTTGACGCCGTTCGTGACCAGCCGCTCAGACAGGCGTTCCAGACGGCGCACCACCCTGTCGGCCTCCCGGCGGAGGTCGCGCAGTTCGGCGAAGCGCGGCCCCGCGTACTCCGGCTCACCCTCACGCTTCGCCAGAGCCTCCGACACGACCTTGAGGAGTTCGCGTTCGGCGTCCCAGTAGATCGCGGCCACGGCCCGCGCGTGCTCGAGCGCCGCCTCGATCTGGGCGGCTTCCTGCGGCGCGGCCGGGAGCGCCAGCGTCGGCACACTCACCGGCTGCTACTCGTCGTCGCCGGTGCCGGGCACGAGCACGTCGCCGAGCGTGTCGGGGTCGGGCACGTTCAACCCGAGTTCGTCGCGCATGCGATTCTTCTCCTCGCGCACCTGGTCGTCGTCCCACTCCGGGTGCACCGTGCGGATCTTCGTCTCCAGCGACATGGCCTGCGCCCGGTTGAACAGCTCCACGGTCCGGCCGAGTGCTTCGGGGTCCGGCTGGACGCCGTCAGGCCAGTGCACCTCGACCTTGTCCACCGCGACCTTGCGGCCGAACACCTCGCGGTCGATGGACAGCAGCACGTCCGGCCCCCACTGGAGGGTGGGGTTCCAGTAGCCGGTCTTCCGGCCGCGCGTCGAGAACGACTTGCGTTCGCGGGCGTGAACCTCGGTCGCGGTGATCTGCTGCCCTGATCCGTCCGACTCCCCGAAGCTCTGCGCGCTGTAACCTGCGCCCCGGAAGATCTGGGCGGCGAGTGCCTTCCCTGCGTCCACGTGCTCCTTGACCCGGATGGCGAACTGCGTGATCGTCAACATGCTGTTGGCTTGGGCGCCGGGCGGCGGCAGCATGCCGAGCCCCGAGTAGATCTCCCGGTCCGGATCCCACGAGCTGCCGTTCCCTCGCCCGAGGGAGTCGAGGAAGATATCGGGAACGATCACTCTTCCCTTGCCAAGCCGGATGTCCCGCAGCAACGACGTCCACACCTCGTCGAGTGCGTCCATCAGGTGCTCGACACCCTGGTAGTCGGAGCGTCCCAGGCTGGTGCCCCTGATCAACCGATGGGGCCTCATATTCGGGATGTAGCTGACGAGCAGGCCGCGCGGGTACCGCGAATCGAACCCGCCGTGCTCGTCCACCTGGTCGGCGTAGATGGCGGTCTCCGGGTGGTCCTCCAGCGGCACCTGCTTGCCGAGCCGGTCCGGTGTCCCCAGGTACAAGCCGTGCAGCACCCGGCCGCGCTCGTGCCGTTCCAGGTGGCGCCACACCTGCCGGTCGCTGTCCTCGTGCAGCACCCGCCAGAACGTCACCGCCGAGAGCTTGCCGTACCGGAACTCGGGCACCGCGGCGTCAGGCGGCAGCACGCTCATGACCGGGTGGTCGTACATCTCCGTGTCCCACCCCGCGCGCAGGTAGCTGCCGCCGTACGCGGATCCGATCTCGGCGGACTCCAGCAGCGCGCCGTAGATCCCGGCCTCGTGCATGATCTTGTCGAGGCGCTGCTGCGATTTCTTGCCCGCGATCCTCAGCGTGGGCGGCTCCGAGAACAGCAGGTCAGCGGACGTCGCGGAGATGTCCCCGGCGATCGGCACGTGCAGCTTCGTCGATCGGACCTGACCGAGCGGCACCGGCGTCCCCCAGAACCACCGCGCCGCACGCTGAATCCAGCCCGTGAAGCCCTTGCTCGGCCGGTCCCACCCCTTGGGGTCCAGGCCGATGCCGTGCATCATCCCGGTCGCGCCGTACACGTCGGCCAGCCGCTCCGGGTCGCCCGCGTACCAGGCTCCCCACTCGTCATACAGCCGCATCTCGCGCCGGATGTGCGGCGGCGGCCACTCCTGGTCGTGGTCAGGCAGCGGCATGGTCTCGCCTCACTCTGTTCTCGAAGGGACGCAAGATGGTGTCGGCGGCGCGCGGGGTTAGATGACGTCGATCAGCCCGGCCGGAAGCACCGGCAGTTGAGGCGGTGCGGTCACGCGCACCCACGCCTGGTAGGTGCCGTCCGGCAGCACGACCGTCCCGCCAGGGCCGAACAGGATGCGCGCGGTCGCGCCCCGCGCGCTGGCCGAACCCGGCGCCCACTCGGCCGGCTTCCAGTCGGCGGCGGCCGGTTCGACACCGGGCTCGGTGAACGCGGCCTCGACGGTTTCGGTGCCGGACGCGCCGCGCACCCAGAACGGGAGCCACTCCAGCGACAGCGACGAGATCGTTTCTGCCATCACGGCTCCTTACGTGCGCGATGCGGACCAGGTACGGCGGGGCGGGTCAGCGCTCCACTGGCGCCGCGTCTGGGTGGCGCTCCACGTCCGGTGCGGCCCGTCCACGCCCGTGACGTCGTGGCCGAGCAGCCTGAGCGGCCGGGCCTGGTCACCTTCGGTGACGGGGCCGACTTTGCGGATCTTGCGGCGGCCGACGGCCACCGTCAGGTCGCCTTCGGTGGCCGGGCCGATCGTCCAGGAACGGGCCGGCCGGACCGCGAGGGCCATGCTCGTGTCGAGGACCTGCCCAAGGAGCCGCACCTTGCGCGGTGTGATCGGCAGCGCCTGGTCGGCCTCCCCGGTCGTGCCGATGAACGTCCCGTTGGACACCGGGTGCGCCTGGTTAGTCTCGGCGGCCTGCCCGACAAGGAGGCGGTGCGCGGGTGTGACCGTGACCGCTGTGTCGGACTCGTGCGCGGCCCCGAAGGTGCGGACCTTCCGCGCCACGACCGGCACCGCTGTCGCGGATTCGACCACCTGGCCGAGTGTGCGCCGTTTGACCGGCCGGATCGCCGCCGCCGTCTCCAGGGACGCGGGCTGCCCGGTCGTACGCCGCTTTCTCCTGGCCACGGGGAGCGCCTGCTCAGCAGTACCAGCGGGTTGCACAACCATGGTCGGGTTGGCCGGGTACGCCGGGCCGAGTTTTCCCTGATCGGTGACCGCGAAGTCGTCGCACGTCAGCGTGACTCCGGGCATGTAGACGAACGCGGCCTCGTTGATGAGCGCGGTACCGGTGTTGACACCTGTGGCGCTCGCTTGCAGGGTTGTGGCCGCAGCCTCGACCGACTGGTACACCCACAGATTGACGGCACCGTTCGACGAGGTGGTGCCGACCAGCACCCGCAGTTCGAGCCGCACCCACTGGCCCGCCGTAACCGATGCCGGGACGGAGCACAGAATGGGGTCGCTGATGTCCACGCGGTAGGCGATCGTCCCGCTCGGGCTGACTGTCAGCCGCCCCACGGCGGTGGGTGAGCCGCTGGTCGGCTGGAAGTTCAGCTCAAGGAACCAGTCCTCGCTTGCCGGGAGTGACGCGAGCTGGACGTAGCCGCGTACCCACATCTCGCGCCCGGCCGTGACGATGTTCTGCCACGTCACCGTGTCGGGGTCGTTGAGTAGAGCGGCAAGCGGTGCCCGGGTTCCCGTGGCGGCGACGTAGGTGGGGGATCCGTTGACCGATTGGAACGCGTCTCCGGAGCTTCCCCCCGAGTTCGCTGTGGTGACCGACGTTCCGGCTGTGCCCCCGTTGAAGGAGTTCCTCCGCAGCATGCCGCCCCCTGGGCCTGGTTAGACGGGGGTGGCGCGGAAGAAGCCCGCGACGGCGATCTGCGCGACGATGTCGGTCCCGTCCGGTGTGATCGCGAAGTCGTGGCAGGTGAGCGGCATGATCTGCGCGTCCGTGGAGCCCGCGGCGGGCTTGTAGCAGACGACGAGCTTGGACCAGCCGCCCGAGGCGGCGAGCACGCTCGTCCAGGTCTGGTCGGGGATGTCGAGGTCGGTCCGGTCGTTGGCGTCGTCCGGGGCGATCGGGTTGAGGTCGGCGGCCACCAGCGTCTTGCGGGCGTAGCCGTTGCCGACCGGCACCTCGTTGGTGGAGCCCGACACCAGGTCGGCCAGGGTGTCCTTGTCGCGCAGCACTGCGTCGCTCTCCAGGCCCGCGGTCGCGAGCGCGGCGATGACCAGCGTGGACCCGGCCGGGTCGCCGGTCTTGACGCGGTGGAGCAGCTCGACGCTCCTGCCGAGCGCGATGTTGAACGTGAAGTCGGCCACGATCGTTCTCCCTCAAAGGTCAGGGGTGGGGTCCAGCGGCGCGGGCCGGCCTTCGTGCTGCCCCTCAACAGCCGAAGGGCGCGGCCCGCGTCGGGCGCTCGACGCGCGTACGGGGAAGCCGCGCGGAGCAGACGCGCCCCCGGCGGGCCGGCCGCCACAACTGGCCCGCGTGGGGGCGCGCGTCTACTAGTAGGAAGGGACGGGTTCGAGGAGCCTCATCCACGCCGCCTGAGTGGTGTGAAGTCCGTACCGGAGGGCATCGACGCTGTGGTCGTGTTCCTTGACGGGCGCGTCCTCGCCGCGTTCGGCCTTGCGGTCGTCCCAGGCGTAGCCGACGATCTCATCGAGGAGGTCGCGGCAGGACGCGTGGACCCGCAGATGGTCGGCGGCCATGAGATTGGACACGGTGCGGATGCCGTCGAGCACACTGTTGTCGCCTTGCTGGGGCCGGAACCCGTCATGGTGCAGCTGCGTCACAAACGAGGCAGCGGACGGGTCCACGATCATCCACGCTGGCCGGACCCCGCGCGTGCCCGGCCCGTAGGTGTCCGGGATGCCGTCCAGCCACTCCCCCAGCCGCATCGAGTACTCGGCGTCGGTTAGCTGCCTGCGCTGCACCCGGGAGTCCCACCGCCATTCGGCGGCGACGTAGATGCGGCGCTGCCCCTCGGTGTCGGGGACGGACACGCCGATGAGGACGGCGTCGAACGGGTTCGCGGTCCCGTAGTCAATGCCGAGCGCGAGCCACTTCTCCATCAACGGCAGGGTGGTGACGACGTGCCGGTCCTCATCGAACATGTCGAAGATGGCGCCCTCGGCCATCACCCAGGCGCCCAGCACGAACCGCTTGTACCAGAGCCCGGTGTACTCCTTCTTCAACGCCTTGACGTACGCCGGGTCCAGCGCGTGATTGTCATCGAGGCGGAAGTGCCAGCTCCGGAGGTCGAGTTCGCCGGCCCGGTCGAGGAAGTCGCGCTTCAGCCAGTGGCTGGGGCTGTCGGGGTTGGTGGAGCCGAACAGCTTCGCCCCCGGCACGCTGAGGCGGGACAGGAGCATGTCCCAGAAGGGGCGTTCGAGCAGCGTGATTTCGTCCACGTACGCGCCGACCGCCGTCATGCCGCGCAGCCGGGTTTCGGCGCGGGCGTCCGCGCACGAGATGATCTCGACCTTCCGCCCGAGGATCACGGCGGTAGGGGCGCCGCGCGTGTACGAGATCCTTGCCGCGAGCGGGCCCGTGATGGCAGGGTCCATGAGCGGATCAAAGATGTTCCGGCTGATCGTGTCGGCCGTCTTACCGACGACGATGAGCACGCCCCCGCGGGGCGCGTTCGCCACGAACGCCAGCCACCTGATCAGCGAGGCGATGGTCTTCCCCGATCTGATCGCCCCCTGCCAGATGTTCAGCCGCGCGTTCGATTCGGCGATGCTGCGTTCCTGCTTGGGCGACAGCCGGACCGCCAGGCCCAGGGCGCCGCCGCTCATGCTTCCCCGCCGGCGTCGTCGTACAACACCTCGCCCGTGACGACCTCGGCCGCCGTGATGGCGTCCATGTCCGGGTCCGCCACCTGGTAGCGCTGCTGAAGCTGGGCCAGCATGGTGCCGAGCACGGACGCCATGTCGTTGTCCGGATGGCCGTTGCGGTTGATCTGATCCAGGCCCAGCAGCGACGCCCGCTTATTGACGATCTTCAAGCAGGCTTCGGCCGCCTGCACCTCACCCTTGAGCACGCGCGGCCACAGCGCGGCCATCATCCGGTCCAGGCGGCCGATCTCCAGATGGAGGAGATGCTCGGCCGCCATGCTCTCCGCTTTGGCTGCCCGCTTGAGTGCGGCGGTGATGTCGGCGTTGACCGCCTGCGGGCTGTTGTAGTCCAGCCGCTCCGCGATCAGGGTCGGGGACACTCCGGCGATCCGCATCTGAAGCGCCTGGTTACGCCGCTGGGCGATCTCCAGCTTGCGCCTGTCGTCGGCCATCGCCCCGGACTCACCCCCGCTGTTCTGTTGTCGGTTCCGCCAACGAACTACATACCGCCGTTCACCGGCTCGGCCGGAGTGTCGAACGGCACATGATCCACGATCTCGGGCAGGTCCGGCTCGACGATCTCCACCGTCTCCGGAGTGACCCACACGCCGCGGGCTCCGATCTGCTCGGCCCACACCGCCAACGAGGGCATCGACCTGCCGTCCCCCTCCGGCGGGGCCTGGTCCACGATGAGCGCGAACGGCTCCTCGCTGACCCTGCCGAGTCCCATCAACGGCAGCCGCAACACCGCGGCTCCGACAAGAAACGCATTGTTTGCCTGCCCAAAGAGGGCTGCCAAACAATCTGGCCGCCAGGACCCTGGTTGCACAGGCCGCCGGTGAGGAGCGATCCGGGGACCGCTTTCTGCCGGGGAACCGCTGAGAGCCGGGCGTACGCCTGCCTGGACTCAACGCATCCTCAACAGAATCTCCACATGCCACGGGCGATAGTGCAGACATCCATCGATCTCCGAAAGGAGCAACACATGCGACAAGGGATCAAGTCTCTTGGGTTGGCCTCGGGACTGGTCACGGCGATGGCGGCCGTTTCTCTCCTGAGCGGACCGGGCTACGCGGCTGCGGCCACCACCACGGCTGCAGCGTCCATGTCAGTTCCCTCGTGCGTCCAGTGGAACCGGTGGAATTCCGGTACGGGCGCCCACGTGAACGTTTGGAACAGATGCAAGTACCCAGTACGACTCAAGGTCGTGATCGCCTGGGGGCCGGACAGCCCCTGCGTCAGACTTCGCAGCTACCAAACGGTCCACTGGAAGTGGGCTCGCTTCAGCCATCAGCGTTTCGACGGTGTCAAGAGCTGCTGATCAAGGGGGCATGTCATCACCTTGGGGTGCCGCGAAGATACGGTCCTAGCCGAGACCTGGCCTGAGCAGCAGTGCGCCTGCCTTGGCGGCCTCCGCTCCGGCCCAAAGACGGCACCCCACCGGCAAACCAGGCACTACGCGATCCAACGGCTGGCGATCTTCATCGGAAGCGACACAAACCGTAAGCCGCTATGGCGCAAGCCGTCACCGCGCCCGACGGTGACCGTCATCGTGGGGGAGGACCTACTGCGCGAAGATGCGACGGCGGCCTGCTCGGCGCGTCCGGCACGGAAGTCCTGGCCGTGGGGTCCAGGGAGGGTCTACCACTTCGGCTCGTCGTAGAGTCGCGTCACCCCCGCAGCCTGTGGCGGTTTGAAGCCTCCCCGGCAGGCCGCACTACTCCCCCTCACCCTCGCCGCCGGCGACGGGCGTGAAGCTGCGCTGGAACACTGAGCGGGCCAGCTTCCAGAATGAGCCCGCGCCGTCGTGCACGATGAAGTCGCCCAGGCCGGCGCGCACCATCCCCTCCGGCGTCTGGAGGTCGATGTACTCGGCCGACCGGCCGCGCAGCGCGGGCCGTCCGACGATGCCGCCCAGTTTCGACTCCCGGTTGATCCAGGCGACGATGTCTTCGAGGTCGAGCCCGTTCACCTCGACCGCCTCGACGATGGTGTCGGTGGGCTCGTACTGCCGGATGTCCACAGCCATGATCATTTCTCCGTTCCCGCTGCTGCCCGGAGGCACTGACAGAATGAGTGCGTGACTGACCCGCTACGCCCTCTCACCGGCATCACCCCGGAAGGGATGGACCCGCTGTACCCGGTGATGATCGTCGCCACCACTACGGCGGCGGCTACGAAGGCGGCGCGTGGGCCGTGTTCCTCACGGATCGGTCAGCCCTGGCCATCATCAGGATGAAATGCGCTCCCTGAACTGTGTGAAAGTTGCTGACCAATCACGCACTCTGGGAGGGCAGCCCAAGTAACGCTTTCATGAGCTGCTCACAGGCAACCACGAAGTCTTGCGCAGACGTTGCGCTAGGTGTCTTCCCTGCTTCCATGAGCTTATCGAGGTCTTGCCGGAGTGCCGCCAACTCCACCCCGACGCGAAAGAAGTCAGCCGAAAGCCCTCTTGACTGAAGCTGAGCAAGGACCATGGCTACGTCACCGACGCTAAACGGCCCTGGGGGATGTTCAAGCCCAAACGCTCCCGCGCTGCGCTGAAAGAGGTCTTCTAGTTTGCTCCATGCCTCTAGCATCATGGCGACAGGGCGCACTCTGGCCATCCTCGTAGCCACTCGGGCCCATCCGGTCACATCTTCCTGATTCAATCCAAGCCGGTCCGAGATCTGCTCGGTGCCCGCATCCCCGTCGATCGTGTTGTCTTCTCCTCCGTCGCGGTCTGCGGCAGCGGTCCGGTCCGCCTCCACAGCCAAGACAGCGGCTTGTTCGGTTTCACGATCAAATCGCGCCGTGTATCCCTCTGGGGAGGTGATCTCGCTAAGTCGCCCCAGCAGGTTCCGAATCGCAGGCGCGAAGCGCAAGAGGGCCACAGCTACGATCAGGGGCCAGGCCAGCTCTTTGAGGTACTCCAACACTATCCGGGCGATCTCCACTGGATGATGATGCGGCAGCTGTGGGGATAAGCCAAGGTCTCATGCGAGATCGACCTCCTCCTCGGAGCACGGCGGCATGGTCGGCGTCGGCGACACCCCGGACGAGGCGCTGGCCAGCCTGCGCGGCAAGCTCACCTGACCCGCCGCGACGGCGCGACCGGTGGGATGTACTCGAAGCTGATGAGCCCGAGCCGGCGCGGGTCGAGCGTGTCCTTGTGCTGGTTCCGCCGCGTGGAGCTGGTGTGCAGCTTGGTGGCGCGGGCCTGCCGCTGCCACCGCGGGCTGCGGTCGCGGTAGGAGATGAGAGCCGGGTGGGACGACACGGACCGGTACCGGTAGCCCTGGTCGGCGAGGTGCTGCGCGACCCACTCCGACATGCGAGCGCCGATCGACAGCCCCTGAAAGTCAGGCAGCACGACGAGCCGGTGCTCCATCTTCATGTTCCGCACGCGCGGGTGCTGGAAGTGCCGGTACGCGAGGAACGCGACTGGCTGGCCGTCCACGTACCCGGCGACGCAATGCGCCGTGTTGCTGATCTCGGCGCTCAGATAGTGATGGTGGCGAAATACCTGCCAGAGGGAGCGGTCAGCAGCCCGGATGTCGAGTTGGAGCGTGGGCCGGGGTTGAACCGTCCTCCACGCAAACGAGGCGGTGGCCACGTCGTACACCCAGTCCGGCTGGAGCCAGTCGAGCACGTCGTAGTGGCAGGTGACGGCGACGAGCTGGCGGCCGCCCCGCCGGACCGCTTTCGCCACGGCGTGGCTCGCGACCTTGGCGACCTGGCGGTCCACCACGCTGGTGAACTCGTCCACGACCACCAGGCCCGACTGCTCGGCCAGCGCGCGGGCCATGCTCGCGCGGAACGCCTCCCCGTTCGACAGCGTCCGGTACGGTCTCAGCCACGCGGGCGGGCTCGAGAGTCCCACGGCGGTCAGCAGGCCGACGATGTCTTTGATGCCCATCCCCTTGGGGAAGTCGTCCACGAGCGCGCGGTCGCCCCAGGTGTGCGCCTCGACGAGCCGGCCCGGCCACAGCGCGCGGGCGATCGTGGTCTTCCCGGCACCGGACGGGCCGACGAGCAGACCCACATGCCAGGCGCGTTCCTCCACCGGGAGCACGGCCTGCCAGGAGGTGGTCAGCTTCTCCTCCAGCGGCACATCGAACATGCCCTGAAGCTGCAACACCCTGGCGGTACGTCGCACGGGGGTAGCGAGCGTGATGTCCGCGCGCACGAGTGCCTCCTACATTCGAAGTCACGATCACGTCACTCGACAGCCGCCCGTTGAGCTTTCTGCAGCATCATCGGACCCATGGCGAAAAGGCCCGTTTCGATCGTGATCGCCGGGGTCGGTGCAGCGCTGGTGGCATTGGTCGTCTGGGTGCTGGGGCCGGGCGCACGCTGGGTGCTGGAGCACGTGGACGGGGTGATGATCAGCGGACCGATGGGGTTGGCCGGTAAGGACTTGGCGGCGGCCGTGGACGCGGTGCGCGGCCGGGTGCTGGCCATCGCTACCGGCCTGGCTGCGCTGGTCGCGGTGATCTACGCGGCGCGCAACGCCGACACCGCCCGACGTACTTTCCAGCTCGGTGAGCGTGGTCATGTGACCGACCGCTACGGCAGGGCGGTCGAGCAGCTCGGCAGCGACCAGGCCCCGGTCCGACTCGGCGGCCTTTACGCACTGGAAGATCTGGCCCAGGCGACCCCCGAACTCCGGCAGACGATCGTGGCCGTCATCTGCGCGTACCTGAGGATGCCGTTCGCCATGCCCACGGACCGAACGACTCCCGACAAAGCCGCCGGACCGGACGCCCGTGATGATGGCGGCTCCACACCCGGTAGACACGATCCGCACGAGGAACTGCAGGTCCGCGTCACTGCCCAGCGCATCCTGACCGCTCACTTGCGCTACCAGCCTCCGCCGTCTAACCGCTGGTGGCAGTCCCGCGAAGCCGACGCCGACCTGCGGCACTGGCCCGATATCAACCTGGATCTCACGGGTGCCATGCTCGTCGATTTCGAGATGAGCAAATGTCAAGTCACTAGTGCCAACTTCACCGGAACGACCTTCACCGGCTGCACCGACTTCGAGCGGACGACCTTCTCCCGCTACGCCACGTTCGCCAAGGCGACCTTCACCGACCGCGCCGCCTTCCATAGGGCAGGTTTCGCCTGGGTCGTCTTCGACGGAGTGGCCTTCAACGACCGGGCAGAGTTCGGTGGAGTGGCCTTCGCTGGCGAGGCCGGATTCGTCGAGGCGGCCTTCACAAGCCGCGCAGATTTCGAGCGGGCGACTTTCACTGGGGTTGCCCTATTCGCCAAGGCGACCTTCAGGAGCGAGGCCGTGTTCGCCAGGGCAGCCTTCAACGACACCGCCGTCTACTCTGAGGCGGCTTTCGCCGACCGTGCCACCTTCCACGGGGTGGCCTTCACCAAGCACGCCGAATTCATCGAAGCGGCCTTCGCCAGCGAGGCCGTATTCGACGATGTGACCTTCACTCGTGAGGCCCAGTTCACCAGGGCGGCCTTCACCGACCACGCCGTCTCCTTCTACGGAGCGACTTTCACTAGCGACGCTTGGTTTACCGGGGCGACCGGCCTCGCGAACGCGCATCTGGACCGCGCGCGAGTACTACCCAGGGGCCTAGCGACTAGCCGAACGTGGCCGAAAGCTTGGGTAGAGGTGCCGGGCAGTGAAGGCGAAGGCGGATGGCTATGCCTGCGGACGGCGAGAGCCACGCGGCAGGAACCAGCAACGGCGGAGCCGGGGCGCCTGGGCTGAGGCCCTCATCTACATGAGGGCTCGGACGGAGTGGCCTTCCTCGGTCAGCCGCTCCAGGAGTTCGACCTGCTCGGCCTCCGACGCGCAGGTGACGACGACGCCCCACACAGTCGGCGGCTCCACCCGCTCGGCCGGCCCCGCACCCGTGACGGGGTTCGGCGGGGCTTGCTCGGGGTCGCGGGGCACCAGCTCGTCCAGGTCGGCCAGCTCGTCGCCGGTGTACCCGGCCGCGGCCAGCAGCGCCTCGTCGGCGTTCCCGATGTCCGTGAGCATGTCGGCGAGCATGCCGTGATCCCAGCCGCCCCGCTCGGTCAGCCGGTTCGCCGCCACCAGGTACGCCTCCGCGTCCGCGTCGGAGCGGGAGGTCCAGCCGCGCAGGATGGGCACCAGCCACGTTCCGTCGTCGCCGACGTGAACGCCTTCAGGCGGGGACTTGCCGTCGCCGGCCATCTCCTCCAGCACGTGCAGGCGCCCGTGTCCGGCGACGAGGCGGCCGGTGCGCTCGTCGAGTTCCCCGGCGAGGGTGCAGCCGAACGCCTCGATCGACCTGCGGATGGCTGGAAGGTCGTGCTCCTTGGGGTTCCGGACCGCGCGGGCGATCTCAGGGAGAGGCATGTGTTCGATACGGCGCATACGGGTCCTCGCTCTCGTGACGGATCGTGGACACCAGGCAGCCGAACCCCGTACGACGAGGGCGCGTTCCCGGTGCCGGTGCCGCCGTTGGTGACGTACACGCCGCCGGACGAGTTTCACGACCGGGCGGTGCTCCTGCTGGCGTGGCGGCGGATCGGCCTGAAGGAGTGGGAGGGCCTGGTGGTCGCTCGGCCCTCAACCCAGTGGAGTTACTAGCCAATCGCAGTAGCGCGATTCAACCGCTCGTTCGATGTACTGAGCCGCGGCTGCTGCGGCGTTCCTGACAACATCCCCGACACCGCTCGGATCGACGCGATCGCGCTGGCCGCTGGCCGCCGAGTTGAGCGAGTACTCGGCCCCTGGGGCGGCGGGATCTCTTCGCCCCGCAGGATTTCGTAGCTCGCTTGACAGATCCTCAACATGCCCCGGCTTACCTTTCTGCTCGCAAGGCAATCGACGGCGGAAGGGACCATCCCATGGCTTCAGTCACCAAGCGGATCATCACCTCCATCGGCATCGCCGGTGCCGCATCTATGCTGATCATCGCACCCAGTTCACCGGCGCACACGGCATCCTCCACGGCAACAGCGCTCGCCCCCGCTGCCCAAGCAGCGGACGCACGTGTGGGCAACGACACGGCGAAGGCCGCCCACAGAAAAGTCGTTTGGAAGCGCCGCAGCGGCTGCACTTGGCTGTTTGAAAGCAGCCATACCGGCGCCTTTACCAAAAAGGTCCAGGGGTCGTGCACAGGCCATTCATGGCTTTATGTGCAAACTACCACCGGCTGGAAGAGCGGCTGGATACACCGCAGCGGCAGCAATCAGGCCGGCTTTAGTATCCATGCGTATAGCAAAGAGCAGCGCAAGCGCATAGGCAAGGTCAAGTTCACCTGGCACAAGACCCAGCGTAACGAGACCGCTCAGCTCATCCAGCACTAGGGCCAGACCGCGCGTGGCGGTGCGCAGGTGCCGCCATGCTGCTCGCCGACCGCTTCCCCGCGTACACCATCACCCCGGAGCCGAAGCCCTGCGCGGCCGGTACAAGAAGGAGCCCCTCACAGTGACCCGGTCAGGCGTCGGGCTCGTCGTTCACGTCGGTCCCGCCGATGTCGGGTAGCTCGCAGATGCCGCAGTAGCCGCTGTCACCGGGCTGTGGCCAGAACGCCCGGCCGCAGGTGCAGGTGTGAGGGATCATGGGGAGTTCGTCTCCGGTTCGCAGGTCCATACCTGTGTCTTCCGGAGACGAGCGCGGAGTGCGACACGTGATCACCAAAATTTCGTGATCTTGTCGTGAGACAGGTGAGGCGCTGAGATCGACTCTCAGCGCCTCATGACAATCCCCTCGAACCGTTGAGACTCGGATAGATCATTTTCGGCTTTTAGGATCTTGCTCGGTTGTCGCCTCACGCGCCGCGCGCTCGCCGGGTCAGGCCTGGGCCTGACCGCTGTCGCTGAGCC